TACACCCTAGAGTTCGTCGGCAGCGTCAGATGTGTATAAGAGACAGTTGTCGGTCTGTGGTGTTCATTCTGATGCCTCCTATGTAATGTAAATTTAATATGTGTGAGGTGGTTCCCGTGATATGGAATGTTGGATTTCGGAAAAATATCACGCGGGTTATCAATGCGGTCTTCAAGAAAAAAGATGATCCCGAAGCCCAAGAGCCGCTGCATTTTGAGCGCCCGAACGCTAAGTGGAGCAAATCACCAGAGCCCGTTGTTTTAATCGACCCTGACACCGGGGAGGAATTTGTGGATTTTCCAGAAGAATCAATACCAGAACGGATACGGAGGGTTTTGGAATCTTTTCTAGTGATAGAGAGGACTTCAGATCTCGATATTCTATTTTCAAGATATGATATGATTCTCGATACGCTCGATGAGCTCAAGAAGTATGAGAGGATGGGGTTCAAATTTGATTTTAGCCCTACTGAGCTTTATAACATGATGAAGTTTTCTCTCTCTGACCTTTTTGAGGTTGTTGTCGAAAATTCTTATATCAAGCAGCTGGAAAAACTCCTGACTTTGAAAACTCAAAATGGAAAAGCAAACTCTATTCAAAAATGGAAAGATTCTTTTTCAGATGAACGTATTACAAATTCAATGATGGGTTGTGTGATTTTGCGTTTTGACAAAATGCAGAATTTTATAAAATCAAAAGATGAGGTGTAATTATGGCGAATATCTGCCCCGTCTGCGGCGGCAAGCTGGGCCTTCTGAACCGTGAGAAAAGCGCGGACGGCTTGATTTGCGCCAGCTGCAGCAACTTTTTCTTTTCAAAATTGGGCATCCGGGCAGCAAAGCAACCGACAGCAGCCCTTGCGGACTACTGGGCTACACTGGAACAGCGTCGGAAGGTTTTCAAAGAAACCGATTCCATCTATGATGGTGACGCGCTCTTTGTGTCGATTGACAAACCCAACCGGATGTTTTGCATTGGACACCGCAGTGGTGATAAAGGCCCTCGCATGATCTACAGCTTTGATGAAGTCGCCGGTTATGAATCTGACGCGCCTGACGATCTGACGGTGACAGAGACAAAGGGTGGTATTGGCCGTGCCGTGATTGGTGCAGCCGTTGCCGGGCCTGTGGGTGCGATCGTGGGCGCTGCCACCGCTAAAACAGAGACCCGCAAGGGCCGCAGTAAAGAGAGCGTATCTATCCACTTTGCTCTTCCACTGGGCGAAAGCAGCTTGCCGACAACGGTTTATCCCGGTGGAATGACTGCATTTCTCAAGAGCTGCAAAGGCTCTCCAGAACAGCCGCGGGGCACCGATCCGGCTGCCACCAGCTCCGCCGATGAACTTTTGAAGTTTAAGCAGCTACTGGATATGGGGGCCATCACGGAAGCGGAGTACAACGCAAAGAAATCTCAGCTGCTTGGCCTGTAAACCTGTTTACAACCATATTATAAAACCGCTGGTTGTTGACGTCAATCCCCATTCGAGCACTGTTTTCGGTGGAAAAATCCACTAAAAACGTGGATTTACGCTGACATTTCAGCTTATTCGCGGTTGCAAGGCTGCTGCAAATTTTGCAACAGATCAGCAGCCAGCGCCCCGCCGGGCTCACCGGCTGCGTTACGCAGGGCTTGCACCTCCGGCAGGGCCTTATCTTGAATGTAAGCGAGAGCAAGGCGCTGCTGCTCCGGGGTCATATCCAAATAGCAGGCCAGCAGGGCACGGGCATGGGTGCGAAAGTGTGACAGCTTTTTCATAACTCATTCCTCCCAGGGTGCAGGGGTGCGGTCGGTGCCGGTCAGGATGCTGGCAGGCATTCCGTCGATGATGGTCATTTCAGTTTCTTTACCGTTTCTTTGCTCAAAATCCATTTTGTTTTCTCCTTTCTTTTGTGCACATCTACGATTTATAAACCAAATTCTACCATGCGCCGTTGGAAAATAAAATACGGATAAAATTTGTCGAATGGCGCGGATTTTTTCTGCGCCATTTTTTGTTAAAAATACACCGGAATTATGGGGGCGAAAGTATGAGTTATTTTACGGCGAGCCAAATCGGGAAAGCACTTGCAAAAGCACGGGTGTCTGCGGGCCTGAGTCAAGTGGAGATCGCGAGACGCATTGAGAAGGGAGAGCGCACCGTGCAGAGCTGGGAAAAAGGATGCACCAGCCCGGACAGTGACGAGATCATGGACTGGTGCACGGCGTGCGGGGTGTCTCCCATCACGGTGTTCATGGAGATGTTCCACCCGGATCTGTACAAAGTGCCGGATGACGGCAAGGCAGACGATGAGCTAAACGCGGAGCTGCGCCGTTTCGTGGTAAACCTGCCGCCGCTGACGAAAAGGCTGCTTCTCTTCATACTGAAAGGCAGTCACGGCAGCAGCCCGCCCGCGGTGATCTCCGAGGTTGCAGCGAACTTGCACTGCCCGCTCAATAACCGGGTCAGTGTATGCGGAACAATCATCGACCAATACAACTTTGCCCAGAGCATGGGCCTAGACCCATGCCCGGACGCTCCGCAGCCTCCCATTGAAGACCTGAAGATCAACTACAAGGCCGGAAGGGCCGCTGCTGAAAATGGTGCCTTCGGATATATCGGGCAGAAAAAGGAGTAAGCCATGAAATGCGTAAGGCCATGCTGCCGGAAAGAGATCCCGGATGGTGCTTCTTTTTGTCCGTGGTGCGGGAAGAAGCAGCCGGAAGCTGCCCCGCAGCAAAGAAAAAAGCGCCGCCGTCCCAAGGGCAGCGGCAGCGTGTATAAGTTGAGCGGGACGCGGGCAAGACCGTATGTGGCGCTTACAGCCCAAAGGGACGTTCTGGGGACGTTTGAAACGTCAGGCGAAGCCATACAAGCATTAGACGCTTACAACGCCCAGAACACGCCCGCAGCGCGTCTAAAGTGCACCTTTGCGGATGCCTATGCCCAATGGAAAGCGCAGCCCAAATTTGACAAGCTCAGCACGGACATGCAAAAGGGGTACGAGCTGGCCTATGCAAAGGCTGCGCCGCTATACGACCGACAATTGCGGGACTTGAAAGCAGCAGATTATCAACAGGTCATTGACCAGATGGTGGAAAAGGGACTCTCCCGCAGCTCCTGCGAAAAGCAGCGCACACTTTTCAGCCAGATCTGCGAGTGGGCAATGGCTCAGGACATCATAAACAAAAATTACGCCATGCTGCTGCAGCTCCCGGCGGCTACAGGCAAGGCAGAGCGCACACTGACCGCCCAAGAGATCGAGCAGATCAGCATCCGACAGAATGACCCGAAATTTGGGCAGACGGCGCAAATCGCAATGGTGCTGCTTTATACCGGCATGCGCATTGACGAGCTGCTTTCCATGCGCTGCGAGGATGTGCACCTGAAAGACCGGTACATGCAGGGCGGTGAAAAGACAGAAGCGGGCAAGAACCGCATCATCCCCATCCTTGAGCCCATTTACAAGATCATTGCCTTTTGGATGCTTGATAGCGGCTGTGAGTGGCTGATCCCATCCAAGACCGGCACAAAGCTGGATAAGCGCAACGTGGCTACAAAGTTCCGGGCCCTGATGCAGGAGTGCCAGATAGAGGGGGTGCACCCGCACACGCTGCGCCACACGGCCAGCAGCAAGATGGTGGAGTGTGGTCTGGAAAAGACCGCCGTGCAGGCAATTCTCGGGCACAAAAATTTCTCCACCACGGCCAACAAGTACGTGTCCCACAACGATCCAGCCTATTTGTTGCAGGAAATGCAGAAGATGAAATATTGATTTGTTAGATTGTTTGTTAGATTATCACGTTCATTCAGGAGATTTCAAGGCATTTCAAGCAAAAAGAAAAACGCACGGATGATTCCTTTTCATCGTTCGTGCGTTTATTTTTGGAGCTGGTGACAGGAGTTGAACCTGCAACCCACTGATTACAAATCAAGTTTGCTTAACGTATCTATGCAAATAATTATTGATTTGTTGAATTGTTGTTAGATTATGCGTCTCGTGCCACAACGTTGAATACTATGTAAAAATAGCACATTCTATGCTTTTTTACAAGTTGCTTATCTTCCGCATTACTAGCTCATACTCTTTCGGGTACACCAGCTTTATTGCCTTCATGTGCTCGTCAAGCACCTGCATCAGACCGCCGAAAGGAACAGAGCTGGCAGCCGCCACAAAGTCGCTTTGTGGTTCCGCTGCTGTGGAGTACGCCGCCCGGTAATCCGTGGGCGGCAATGCCTGGGTCTGCGTTTCAGGTGCCTGCTTTTCTTCCAGCTCGTCCCGCACAGTGCAGAGGGCGGCAAGCTTGTTGACGCTCTGCCAGCTGGTTTCCTCGCACTTGAGCTTGCGGATATGCTCGTTGATCTCGTCAATATCCATGCCTGCCGTCCTCCTTCCTTATGCGTTCCGCAGGATGTCTGCCGCCCGCTTGTAGGCATCACGCTCTGCACCGGTGGCGTCCTGCATCATGTCCTCGATGTCGGAGATCATACGCTCACGGCCATCCGTACGGGAGTAGTGCCCGCGGACATAGTGACGGCCCCGGTTGGCGTAGCTGTTGCCCCGGTTGTAACCGTTTCCGGCATCGCGGCCGAAAGTCCCGCGCATGTCAGCTTCCCACTCGCCTGTTCGGCTGTACTCGCCGCCCTCGCAGTAATCCTCGATGCGGTGGATGTCCAGAATGATGTCCACGATCTCGCCGATCATCTCAACATCGCCCGGAGAGCGGTTCTTTTTGTCGGTCAGCTCCATGAGCTCGTCGCACATCTCATCCTTCAGATGATTCAGTTTATCCAGCATGACTTTATCTCCTTTCTTATGCTACCCGCTCAACGATCAGGTTGCTGTTTGCAATGCTGACAGCCTGCGTACTGGTGTTTTTAACCGCCACAGTCACGCAGCAGCCACGCGGCACCTCGATGAAAGCGGCCACGAAAACGTTGAAGTAATTTTCGACTGCCGCCGGGGTGACAATGGCTGTCGCACTGGTCAGCGACTCACCGCCGACAGCCAGCGCCACGGAAATGGGCCCCACAGTGCCGCCGGTGGGAATGGCGATATTGCCGCCAAAGCTCACCTTGAAACGGGCCCGGCACTGCCCGCTGGTCATGCCGCGCAAGGTCACAAGGCCGCTTCCCTCACGGTGCACGATACAAGCAGGAGCTTTCACTGCGGTCTCGGTCAGGGGAAGGTTTTCACCCACCGCCACGATGACGGTGTTGGAGTTGCTAAATTCAGCCATTTTATCGGCTCCTTTCATAGAAAAACGCCGGGACTGCTGCCCCGGCGCTCTGGTTTGCAAAATCAGCTCAGGGGCTGAACATTTTGATGTGGACATTTCCATTTTGGAAACAACCACTCAAAAAGCTGCCGTTATTCGGTTAGGCGCAACCGTTGCAGCCGCAACCGTTGCCGCAGTTACCGTACTGGTAGGGTGCGGGTACCTGGAATGCGGGCACAGGGCGCGGATTGTAGTAGGCCAGCTGACCGCTCATGTAGGCCTTGAGCGTTTCGTTCTGGGCTGCCTGAGATGCCGCAAGCTGTGCTGCGAACAGCTGCTGACCCTGCTCAGCGATCTTTGCGTCCTTTGCCTCGATGCGCTGTGCGGTCAGGGCGTCAAGGATGGCGCGGGCGTTCTGGTTCTGGTTGTCGATGATGTCCCGGGTGGTGTTCTGCACCGTGTTCCGGGTCTCGCAGGACTGGGTGGCCAAATTGTAGTTGACGCCCTGAATGGCAGAGCGGTTCTCGCAGCAGCACTCCTGCTGCTGCATCTGCATGGCAAACAGCTGCTGCATGAACGCCGCCTGCTGGTTTGCGCGGCTGATCTCTGCGGACATAAAGCCGTTGTTTACGGTCTGCTGCACGCCGTTGACAAGCTGCGCCTGCTGGTAGAAGCCATCACACATGCCGTTGTTGATACCATCCATCTTGCGCTCGATGTTGGCAAAATCGGAGGTCAGGACGTAGCCGTCCACGACACCGGCACCGGTGTTGCCATTGCCGCCCCAGTTGCCGCCCCAGCCGCCGCAGAATGCGAACAGGAACAAAATGATGATCCACCATGCGCCATCATTGCCAAAGCCAAAGCCGTTGCCGCCGTTGGTGTTTGCGGGCTGAACGGGCATGGTCAGAACCGCAGAATCGGAAGAAAGAGACATTTTTGTACTCCTTTCGTGTGTCTTGAATGATTTTTATGCTTGAACCGTGGCCACGGTTACGACTTAATGGAGGAACTGCTGAAACTGCTGCGCCATCGCCTGCAGCTGGTTCAGCTGGTTTTGTGACATTTTGCCGGATTGCAGCAGCTTTTGCACCTCTGCTTTCGGGTCGCCTTGAAAGTTTGCACGGAACTGCTGGAACTGCTGCATCATCTGCCCGAACTGACCCATAGGGTTTGGCATGGCGGGCATACCGCCGCCCAGTGCGTTAAAAAGAGGGTTTGCCATACTTATTTGACCTCCGTTTCAGGCTTTGCGGGCTCTTGCTTTTCCAGCGCCGCACAGCGGGCTGCCAGAGCGTCAAACTCTGCTCGGGTGACAAACTCCCCGCCGGGCTGCTGCGCCGTCTGAGGGGGCATTTTTGTCGCCGTGGTGCGTTCCTTGTAGTCAAAGACGCGGAGAGGCAGCGGCATCCCGCTGGCGTCGGTGCTCTTGATGTAAAAAGCGCTGTTTTCGCTGTCCATCAGCAGTACGCTGTTGCCTGCGGCGACCATATAGGCTTTTGCGCCCTCTTCTCCCTGCACCCAGATGATGGAGGGCGTAGCCTGTGCTGTCGGCTGCTGCATCATGGGTGACTGATAGCCTGTTCCCTGTCTGAGTTGAGCAAGGTTGTCCGGCATTGGCTGGCCGTAGTATGTCGGCATCTGATACGCATACGGATTGTAAGGCATCGTTTACTCCTCCTTGTACCAGTAGTAGATCGGGCATTCTGCGCCGCTGTCCCAGCTGTCCCACCACGCGCCGTCGATCACGGCCAGAACGTGGCCGGAGCAGCCAAGCACGTACACGCCGCGCGGATACTCCCGGGCAAAATCTGCCACGGTGTAACAGATGGTGCAGTCTGCCTCCACCAAACGGCGCTTGTAACCCTGTTTTTGGAGGTATGCGCCCCATGTGCGGTTGGCGCTGGGCATATCGCCGAGGGCGTAGCCGGTGAGCGCCAGCGCAATATACGCCTGCTCCCAGCTCTGACCGGTGGCCGCAGCTACCGCCCGCACTGCGCAGTCCCCGACGCTGCTCCCGCGCGGGTTCGGGTTAAACCTGTGCCACATGGCGCCCCCTCCCTTTGCGCCCAGTGTACCTTTTTAAACCGCCGGGAGAGGCAACGAAGGTACAACGAAGGACAAAAAAGAAAAGCGCCCACACGGCACAGGGCCGTATGAGCGCTCAAGCATTTGCACGCAACGCGTATAAAATTTTCAAAAAAGTCTTGACGATTGAACGCAATGCGTGTATAATAAAGACAGTGAAAGGCACAAAACAAACGGAGGGAACGAAAATGAAAAAGTACGATCTGAAGAAAATCATGAATGACGCTTGGCGTATCATGCGTGCGAACAGCGTCGGCGGTGTTTACCAGCTCGATCTTTCTCAGGCCCTGCGGACGGCTTGGAGCATTGCGAAAAAAGACCGCATCAGAGCAGATCTGTCAGCAGAGATCGTCCACTCTGGGAAGTATGATTACATCGTAAATGAAAAAAATCTCATGAGCCGGATGGACTTGGTGCGTAAAGCCCTGCAGAATTTAAGGAACGAGGGCGAAAAAATCCGCGCTGCCTATCGCAACGGACTCACGAGCAAATCGGAGTTTGATGAATACTGCTTTTTTAAAAGCCCTGCCGAAAGCAATGTCCTCATTGTGCTCAAGAACTCTTGCAAAGCCACTCGCGTCGAATGGAATCCTTCTTGGGTTTACAAAATGGGCCCGCTTCCGGAAGAAGAATTTTAAGAGGTAATCACATGAAAAACTTTTTTGAAGTAAAAAAGAAAATTGTCCTTGCAGGCGACAGCCGCATCTTTAAGGACTGGGCAGCCCACTCCACCATCACGATGGACGAGTTTGTCTCTGCGCTCCAGTGGGTGTGTGAGGACGCATTGGACGAAAACGGCAAGCTCACCCGGGAGATCGCGCTCGCTCCTGACCGCATCGTAAAACTGCGCCGTTCCAATGACCGCTTCGGCATGACCGCTTTCTATGAGTATCCCCGCGATAACGGCGGCGACGGAAATCTCGGCTCTCTCTGGAACGGTGAGAAGTTCCCAGATGGATTTATCCGCAAAATCAGCGTGTCAGCAAAAGACCGCATTTGAAAGGAGAAAAATATGTATACTACCGCAGAACTGTTCACTATGGCAACCGACCCGGAAGCATCCCGGGCAGCGTTCCTCAACAATGTCACCCTCAGCATCCCGGATGATGCCGACGGGTGCGTTGATCTGGACGCCGAGAAAGAAAGATTGTCCAACATATGGGAGCTGGCACACCTGTCCATGCGAGAGCTGGTGGCCCGCACTGGCCTGTCGCAGACTGCATTTGCAAAGCGGGCAGGCATCCCGCGCCGCACGGTGCAGGACTGGTGCGGCGAAAAGCGTGCGTGCCCCACATACGTCCGTTTTTTGCTGGCAGAGCATTATAAGCTGCTATAACCTTAACCGGATGAAATCCGTGGGCTTTATATGACTGAAAGGAAGGTTGAACCTTATGAACAGCAAAATCAAGAACCCCTACCTCATCACGGAAGATGGGGTAAGCCACTATGACGAGTTCTGCACCGTCTTGAGCGGAGAGCTCACCTCCATCCCGTCTCCGTTTATGCCGAACAGGAAGCCGATGGTCAACAGCGACTTCCCCGAAGGCAGAGTATACTCTGTGACCCTGCGGGAAAAGGGTGAGCTTGGTGCAGAAGCCACTGTTCGCTTTGCCACCTACGAAGAAGCCAGAAGCTTTTTCAAGCACGCTTCTCTCCAGTGCAAGACAGTCAAGGAAGCGCTTGCATAAAGAAACCCCCGATGCTCAAAACGGAACATCGGGGGTTTTGTGCTGCCAAAACAGCAAAGTCTAAAATCAGGAGCGGAACCGCCCACAGGCAATGCCGCTCTCTACAAAGGCCGTAGCCTTTCAAATATCCACCCTGTTGCGCTTCTTCGAGAGGCCGGGTGGATTTCGTTGGTGCTATTGTACCACAAATCGTGCAAAAAGAAAAGCGGCAGACCCGAAAGCCTGCCGCTTCAATGCGTTTCGTGAGAAATCGCACCCAATTAAAACTATGATATCACACATCCAGCATTTTTTCAATGCCTTTCAGCCGGTAGCCTATCGCCGTCCGGCTGTAGTGTGTCTGTGCTGCAATGTCCGGCAGTGGAAGCCGCTCAACGTACCGCAGTAAGGCTATCTTTCGGTCAACCCTCCCAAGCGGCGCGCTTTTGATGGCGGCGATCATCCTCTTCCGGTCAAGCCCTCGCAGCGCAGCGGGCAGCACTACACGAGCCGCCGCCACAGGCAGCACCGAGCCAGAAAGGCTGCGGCAACTCTCCGGCGTTGCGCACCATACTGCCAATGTTGGCAAAACGGTGACAAAACGTCACCAGTTTGTTGACATTGCCGAGATGGCATGTTTTTGTGAGGCCACGAAGACGTGCGCAGACCATTTTCGTGATGTCACGAAATTGTTCTTGTGCGGCGTACATTTTGTTGGTGTCAACAAAATGGTGGTATGTAGTGCTTGCCATGATATTACTCCTTATTGTGAACAATGAGATAACGAATTGCGGAAATTTTGATGATAAAGCTATCGTCCGGGTTGTTTTGTTGCACACCGCTGAGCGCAACGTATTCACCATTTAGCCACAAAATACTTCCTTCCAACCGTTTGAGCCATTTTCCGCTACCATCGAAATCAGCGGCATGGTCATCCAGGTCGATTTCGAGGTAAAAACCATCGTTCTGCTTTGCAAAGTATTTTTGCAGAACAGAAGTGATTTCTTTCGTACTCATGTTTTTGGAATCAGCAATGACTTTGATGTAGTGATAATGAAACATTTTTGTCTCCTTACTGCGTGATTTTCTCAGCGTTCGCCTTGTCCTCAGCGTTCGCCTTGTCCTTAGCGTCCAGTGCGTCGTAGTACGCCTGCGCCAGAGCTTCCACCTCTGCGATGTCGTCCTCCGTCAGCAGGCCGCTGTCCAAATGGACATACGTCCTGTCCAGCCAGTATGCCACATCACGCCCTGCGGCGATTTCCCGCTTGATGGAGCGCAGGGTCAGGTCGTGGCGGGCTTTACTTTTGATAGCCATGTGTACCTCCTTATGTGGTAGTCATGGACGCAATGGCGTCCTCAAGATTTTTGACGACGAGATTTACGTCCCGCTGGTAGTCCAACTTGATGCCAGCACCGTCACTCGCCTGCACCACCGTGTCAGGGCCGTAAGCTGTGAGGGCGCTGTAGGTGGCGAGTTCGTCAGGGGTGAGCGGGGTTTCGATGGGGGTGGCGAGAACGTAGAATAAAATGTATTCGCCTTCTTCCGGGTTTTTAGCGCCAATTGGAATAAAAACTTGCGCATTTCTTGTGTCCACATAAAAATGCGGTGTATCGTCGCTAAACGAAACAAGAAATTGCAATTTATTGCATAGGGCTTCTGTTTTATAATCGCGACCACGTATCGGCAACATAATCGAAAGTCGTTTTGTTACCGCAAGCTCAGTGGTACCCGTAACTGTACAGGTTGACAAGTCTACAGCGTTTACCCTCTGCACCTTTACACCCCTTTCCAAGTCCACCTCGTCGCACACCCACTGCTGGCCTGTGCTGTCAGCGTAGTTGCCGCCAGAGGTGACAGGGATGCCGGGTAATCCGTTGGGTGTGGGAAGCGTGAGGAGCTGTTCACGGTAGGGTTCATAATCGGGAGATGATGCGTTCCATGTCAGGCACACGTTTTCACTGGCCATATTGGATAACAGATACTGGAACTTTGTTACGTCCACTGGATACGTTATATGGTGTTCAGCCTTACCCGCATCAATACCAAACCAGTTTTGGTTGTTGTTCTCGTCAAAGAATAAGATGTTTCCGCCTTGCGAAACTAAATCGCCTTTGAATACTAAAGTTATCGGTGTGTTTTTCTTGACAAAGCACTCAACAACGTCAGTATATTTCAGGTTGGGCGGCATACGATTTTTCCCCGTCACCTTCACCGTCAAACTCCCGCCGTCACCTGCGCTCACGATAGGCACAGGTGCATCCGGCGTGGGTGTGCCGTCCTGCGTGCTCTTGCCGTACACGGTCAGTCCGCACAGGGGCGCAGGGAAAGCGTCGTCAACGCTGAGCGGGTTTCCCGTTTCACTGCCAACAATGATGTTCTGCCGCGCCTTTACTGCGCTGATCGCGTCACCTGTGACTTTTGCGTCAGCTGCTTCGCCCTCGTGGGTGAGGGTGGTGTCCAGTGCTACGGCAGGGCCTTGAGGTCCGGGTTGCAGCCTCAGGTTAAGCACCGGATTTTCAGGCGTGCCGGTAATGTCGGCGGAAGGCTTGTCTCCGCTGGACACCGTACCGATCGTCAGAACAGGCGTTGCACCGGTTTTGCCGGTTTGACCATTTAAGACATCGATTGTTTTTGTACCGTCTTTGTCAGTGATGCTGACACGATGGCCATTTTCGATATCAGTTACAGTCACAATTGGGGACTTACCGTCATTGCCGGGCTCGCCTTTGAAGTCGCCAGCGGCAATGCCGTCCTTGAGGGCTTGCAGGCTGCCAGCGGCCTGCTGTGCGCTCTGGCCTGCATTGTCCGCACTGGTGGCAGCTTCGTTGACAGCGGTCTGGGCGGCTTCTGTAGAGGCTTTCACCTGCTTGAGGGCCTTGTCCCGGGCCGTATCCACATCCTGCGTGGCGGCGGTCTGCTTGTCACCGATAGCTTTCAGTGCGTCCTCTTTGGCGGTGATGGTGTCAGAAAGGGCCTTCCCGGACTTTTTGGCAGATGCCTCAGATTGCTGCGCTGCCGTCTGTGCGTCGGTCTTGGCCTGCTCTGCGGCGGTGGCATCGGTGTGGACGGCATCCACCAGCTGCTGCCATGCAGGGGTGCCCGGCTCCGGCTCGGTGCCGTCCTCTGTGCCGGAGTTGGCGCTGACACGATACCGCAGGTCTGCGCTGGTCATCACCTTTGCGCCGTCGCTGCCCTCAAAGGTGATGCACCCGCTTCCGGGCTGTGCGGTCACGCTGGCGGGCACGGCCACATAGCCGTCAATCACCAGCGAGGATACCGGGTCTTTGCCGTCCGGCACGTGCCAGAAGCAGCGGATAGCCAGCCCTTCCCACTCGCCGGAAGCGGTGACGGCAAGCCTGTACACGCCCCGGTTTTTGGTGTAGCCAAAGCGCACCAGCTGCTCATAGCCCGGCACTTTGACGACGCCATTGGATGCGAGAGATACGCTTTGCTCGATCATAAATTACTCCTTGTTGATGGTAGGCTTCTTTTCTGCCAGTGCCTTTTTCATCATGCTGACGGCCTTTTCGATCACGCTGTCCAGCACTTCATCCGTGATAAAAGGCTTCAGCCAGTCCGGCAGTGCGCCGCGCAGCGCGGCAAAGACCTGTGCCTTTTTCTTTGCACCCTGACCGCTGCCCATGATGCTGTCCTCGGCGATGGTCACGAGCTCCAGCGCCCAGTCCTTGACGTATTGCTTGTAACCCATCCGGATAGCGCCAACGGCCAGCGCGGCAAAGCCAATGAACATCAGTACCAGTGCGATGGGTGCGGGGATAAAGTTAAACATTGCTTCCATGTTTTGTTACTCCTTCCATGAGGTAATTATCGATTTTTTCTTTGCTGGCCTGCATAGCGGGCACGTTGTTTCCGGTCAGCTGTGCTTCCAGCAGGGCACGAACGGCTTCAAGCGTCAGGCGGTTCACTTCGTCGATTTCCCCGAAGCGGGACAAATCGCGCCCAAGCGCCAAAGAATGTTGCGCATAGCCCGTTTCTAGCGTTTGCAAGCGCTTGTCCATCTCGTCAAGCCGCTTGTTCTGCGCATCGTCGGGGGCCTGTGCCTTTTTGACGTACTTGTGGATGATGTCCAGCACCTTGTCGATGGTGATGACCGCAGCGCACAGGCTGCCCAGAATGCCCAGCACCCACAGTAAAGCTTCTTTTTCGGTCACGTTCCCTCCCGGAGACGGGTCAGACCCTTCTTGCTGATGATTTTCGGGTAGTTGAGGGTGGTCACGTTGAGGTCAACGTTGCCGCTGATGCCCGGCACAGCACCCTTGCTGGTGTGCTGGTGGGCGTTGTAGTTAAACGTCACGTTGGGTGTCTTGCCGGTGTAGTCCGCAAGCCAGACGTCCCACCGAGAGGACAGCCGGGCCATGTCCAGCTCGTACTTGTAACCGGTGTAGGTGTACAGTTGGGCGTAAAAACCCATCTGCTCCACCTGTTCCAGCGCGTAAGCGGTAAGGTTGGACAGGTCAAGCGTGGACAGCTGCTTGAGCTCATTTTCCTCCACGTCCACCGCCACCGGAAGGGTCAGCTCCTTGCCGTAGACCGCCTGCCGCACAAGGGCAAGCTCTGCATCTGCCATCGCCTCGCTGGTGGCGTAGGTGTAGTAGTAGACGCCCACGTCCAGCCCGGCAGCCCGGGCGTTTTTGTAGTTGTCCTCAAAGGTGGGGTCGATGTACAGGCCGTCTGCCCGCTTGGAGAACTTGCGGTTGGTGCTCACCGTCTTGAGCATCGCTCCCTTGTAGCCTGCCGCTGCCACCTGCGCCCAGTCGATCGCACCCTGATAGCGGCTCACGTCGATGTACCGGTATGGCGGGTCGCCCTCCCAGCCGGTGACGGTCTCCTCAACGGGAGGCTCTCTTGGCGTTTCCAGCGAAGGACTTTCGCTGTCCCTGCCGAAGAGCACCTTCAACAGCCCCACCAGAAATTCCAAAAGCTTTTCCATCGCTTACTCCTCCTGTACGATCTCCTCAAATCCGCTCTTGATAAGAATTGCCTTGACCTTCTCTTTCAGCAGGCGGGGGCAGCGCTCATACAGAGCCCTTGCGTCCTCCATAGTCTCAGCAGACATAATTTCCTGTGCCCACAACATTGCCATCATACGTACCATCCTTTCTAATTTTTGTGTGATTTTATGCATAAACAATCTCGCTCATTTCAAGCAAGCATTGCCTGAGCATTTTGTTTTCTTCCTGCAGTGCCGCCACCGTCTCCGGCAGCTTCTCCCGCTCTTCGGCCTTTTTGCGTGCTTCTTCCTGCGCGGCCAGCTCTTCGGCGGTGTAGCGGATGTATTTCTGGATGGGCACTTTCTCCACCCATTCTTCCTGTGCCTGAACGCCGGGGCGGTCAACGACCTTCTGCACGTCTTTGCCACCGTTCGGATACTCGGTTACGGTCTCCCAGTGCCACTGCTCCTTCACGCCCTCTACTGCGGGGTGGGTGACTTCTTCGGTGCTGCCGGTCAGGTAGCCCAGTGTCAGGTCGGGGTTTTCTACGACCGCGCCGGTCTCGTCAATGATCTTCATGGTTCAAAACCTCCCTTCTCAGGCCACGCGGTGCCAGATGTGCACATAGTAGGCGGCGGGCTGCACGGTGCTGCTGCGGCCATAAATGGCGTTGGACTTGGACGCGTCAAAAGATATATTGCCATAATTTCCGCTATACCCGTTCTCGAGTGACCTGCCTGTGCCTTTGACAGAAAACGCACCGCTGCCAGATGGATAAGCATAAAAGCTGCCCATTACTTCAGATAACGTGCCCGTGATGTTGGGCAGACCTGCTTTCACTGTGGTGCCTGCCGCGTGGGTGCTGGACGCACCCATCAGCACCCGCTCGGACGCGATCTCTTCCCAGCTGCCGCCGAACAGCGCAGCGGGGCTGGTGGAATCTACCGAAATCCAAAATTTGATTTTCGCATGGTCTTCTGCCCGAGCATCCGCAATCAAGGCCTTTGCAGCGTCTACGCTTATCAGGCCTTTCACTGCATCGCCGGTAGCCTTTCCGTCAGCCGGGGCTCCCTTGACGCTCAGCGTCTCATCGGTGCTCACAATGGCCGCAGCTCTGTCCGCTTCAGCTTTGGCAGAAGCGGCAGAGCCTCCCGCGCTCTTTGCGTCTGCCGACGCTGACTGTGCGCTTTTGGTTGCGCTGGTGGCGGCAGTCTGGGCCACGCTTTCGCTCTCTGCAGCTGCTGCCGCCTTTTCCGTCGCGGCGCTGGCTGCTCCGGTGGCGGTCTGAGCGGCCTGCAAAGCGGCCTGTTGCTGGCCTGTCACTTCCTCGGCGTACTGCTTGACGTATTCCATGCCCTGTGCGATGTCCTCGCGGACTTCCACACCGCGCTCTGCGGTGCGAATCCCCTTGATTGCTTCGTCAAAGGTCTTGTCCATAAATCTCTCCTTTCTCAGCCCTTGAGTGCCCGGCTCAGGTCGTAAGCATCAGACGCCTTGCGGGCAGTCAGGGACTGCAGATCGCTGAGGCTGGAAAACTCAGTGCCAAAGGTAAACTCTTTTTTATCCGGTGCATCCAGCGGCTCCACCAGCTTTGAGCACAGCAGCCACGTATCCACGCCGTGGGCCGCCGAAAAGATATGCGTCTGCTTTCCAATGGCAAGGCGGTCGATGTCAATGCCAGCGTCTTTCAGATCCACAGCCTTCACGGTCATTCCGTTCAGGTACCGCAGATTTTTTGCCAGCTCTTCCTCTGCAGCGTCCAGCAAAGACTGGTTGCTGTTGTAATTGCCCTCGACATGGATCACCTTGGTGATGATGCCGTAAATCTTTTGCGCCTTGACGTCATTGACTGTTTGGGAGATGATGCTCTGGATATCCACAAAAGGCCACGTCTTTTCGGTTTTTGTGCCAAAAGCAATGACCCGCGTGCAGATGTCCTCAGCTTTGGTGTAGCTGGTCAAATCCAGCATGTTGACCCCAAAGGCGATGGTCTGGGGGTTCTTGTCCGTGATCTTCTGCATGTAGTCCAGGTAGCGATAATTCTGCTGCCCCAAAAACGGGAGATTTACCGACCCATGGCGGATCACAAAATAACCGCCGTACTTGTCTGTGAGCTCGCTTTGCAGGATGTCCAGCGTTTTGCCGTAATTTTTGCCATCTCCGAAGCTGTAGGTGGGTTCTTTGGTGTCAAAAGCAAAGCGGCTGTCAGTCTTGCCATTGATTGCAAGACTGTACGAGCCGCCTTTTTCGGTGATCTTGTAGGTGCTGGATTCGGACGCCTTTGTGATATCATAGATGGAGTATGTGCCAAAGTCTTTGCTACAGGTCTGGCAGGAGACGTATGCTTTTGCAACGCTGACGATTGCATTCCACGTCTTGCCGTCCGCGTAGGCCACGGGGTACCGGACGCGGAAATTGTTTTCACCGATGCGGGAGAGTACATAGCCACCAGACATGCGTTCTGCGTTGAGCTCCCAGCTCAGGCAGGAAGCTTTCATCTGCGAGTCGACGCTCGACTGCTCGACCTCTTCGCTCCACAGCACCGCGCCGTTGATGGGGTTATAGATCGTGTAGTGCTGGATATAGTCGTCATCGTCGTCATAGTGATGGCCGGACTTCACCACCTTGAGCCCGTCGATGTAGGGCACCACCATAGGAGTGTCCATCTGCACCTTGCCGGGGGTGAAAGCCTTGTAAGCGTCCACCTGTGCGTTGTGATTGGCACAGACCCACTCCAGAAACTGAGAAAAGCTCACGTTTCTGGCGCTGTAAGGTGCGGCCCCGCTGTCGTTGAGGTAGGCCATTTCGCCCTCACAGTAGACTTTCTGGCGCACCCGAAAATCCTGCTCGTGGCTCATGACGCGGCCCTGCCAGATCTGCTTGCCGTCCTGCTGCACCTCCACCACCGTCATGAGCTTTTGGAGCGCGGAGTGTGCGACGTTGCCCAGCGGCAGAGTAAATTCCAGAGAGCCAGCCTTGCCCACCTCGCGGGTCAGTGTGGGGCTGATGAGCTTTTTGGTGTCGGTGATGTCCCCGGGGTCGTGGATGCAGGCTTTGGTCACCCACGTGTCAACACCGGACTGCGTGCCCGCATAGATCTTGTAGCTCATAGGCTTGCCCCCAGATACTTGATACTGATGCTGCAGTCCGCAGACGCAGAGAAAACGAGGGTGCCCACCACACCGTCCGGCATGGTAAGGCCCTCAATGTACTGCCAGTCGGTGGACTTGGCCAGAATTCCTACCTCAAAGCCGTTGAGAGACACCGCGATGTCTGCGGCGGTCTCGCTGCGCTGGAAGTAGATGCCAGCCGCACGCGGTGCGCCGGTGATGGACACCTCTTTGTCCTCGCCCGCCTTGAGCGGGATATCTGTGTAGTTGCGCACGATGTCCGTTTCAAAGTTGAAGTCATCCCACAGCCAATCGTTCGAGCCATCATAGATGCTGCGCTTGAAGGGGTTGCAGGTGCCGGTGATGGTAAAGGTGCTGGAAAGCCGGTCACGGGACGGTGAGATCTTCCACAGCCCTTCCCAGTACCACGCGGGATCCTCGTCGAACTTACACCGCAGCCACTTGCCGTGGATGGCGTTGGCGATGGTGCTTTCGATGCTGGGCCACTTGCTTTTCGGGGCATTGCAGAGCAGCTCCATGGTGATGGTTCGCTTTTTATAGTGCACCTTGCCGTTATCCCATGTGGTAAGGTTGAGCAAAGCGTCCGATCCGGTGACCTGTACAAGGTGCTCGTCCACCTCGGCAGCGCCGATCTTGGGACTACCCACCTTGAGATACAGCCCCCAGTCTTTCAGGGTGTGATAGTTTCCGATTTTTGCGCCCAGAAGCTTTGCCATTACACACCCCTCGCTTTCCGTGTCACAGTCACGCCGATGCGTGCATCGACGTTGGTCGCCATGCGGGGCGACAGCACGCCCACCAGCTCACCGGAATCCATGACCACCTGACCCTTACCGATGTCCGGCAGATGCTCGTCCAGCATCCCTTCAATGCGTTCCAGAATGCTGGTCTGCCGGTCAACAATGGACTGCTGACCGGTGACGCGGTACTGCAGGGCCGCACGGGTGGAGAAAGTGCCCAGACTGTCATACACGCCGGTCTTGTCAAAGGGGCTCTGGTAGTGGCTGACGGCGGTGTCGTTCTTCTTGTTCATCCACGCGGCAATGCCGATGCCGCCAGCGACTGCGCCCACGCCCAGAATCAGGGCAAGGACGGGGTTCGATGCCACAAAGGACACGATGCTGCCCAGTGCAGAGGTGATGCCGCCTGCCATGCCGGAAAAGTCCTGCACGATGCTGCCCAGAGCGCCGCCCACGCCGCCGGAGCCTGCAAGGCCGTTGACAATCTCACCAAAAGCCTTGACCGAATTGGTCACACCGTCGATATCGGATTTTACCCCGCCGTCAGAAAAAAGCTTCTGGAAGATATCAAATGCCTTGCCGATTCCACCGCCCGAATAGCCCTCATTGACTGCAGTCGCCGCGTCCGCAAGCCACTTAGAGATCACGTCACGCTGCTCCTGTGACACCTCGCCCCAGATCAGATTGACAAAATCTAGCCCAAGACTTGCCCAGTCGCCGTTTTTGGCATCACTAAAGGCGCTCTTTACCAGCCCGAAAATGCCCTTATCCAGCTGGCCGGAAGCCTCGCTCAGTTGCTGGTCAATGCGGCTCTGGGTACCCTTTACGCTCTTGTCGATAAGAGCAGAGGTCTCGCTCACCTTATCTTCGATTCCGTCGATGTAGGTGATGATCTTCTCGTAGGTCTCTGCGCCGTTCTCGCCGATGCGCTGGCCGGTTTCTGTGACGGTCTTCTTGATATGCTCGCTGCCGTCCGCGTACTTCTCCACCGCCTGCTGCACCTTTGTGGTGATGCCGTTAAAGGTGGTTTCCGAGACGTTGGTAAAGGTGCCCAGCAGCGTTTTCGACATGTCATCATAGGTCTTTGTGACCTTTGTGACCGTGCCGTCGACTTTGGTCTCGACCTGCTTAAAGGTCGTGGCGACGCCGTTCACCATCTCCTTGCCGGTCGTGGTAGTGGTCTCGGTGATGCGGTCTTTGATGCTGCCCGCGCTGTCCTTGACCTTTTCGGTGAGAATCTGGATGCTGGTGGTCACAGTGCCCAGCGCATTCTGTGCGGTGGTGGTAGCCGTGCTGGAGATGGACGAAATGACCGTTTCGGTGGTGGACTTGGAACCGGAGGAGCCGGATTTTTTGCCGCCGGAAGAGCCGCCGCCACCGCCTGTGGTGACGATGGAGCTGCCCCCGTTGCCATTGGCTGCCGCCAAATCCGCCTGACGCTGGGACCAGCTCCTATTGCTGATGCCAACGCCTTTCAGAGCATTTTGCCGTAAACGGTTTTTGTTGCTCTGCCGGTTATTTGCATCCGCGTACTCTTCGTAAGTGTCAAAGTCAGCCGTGGCAGCTTTTCCGAGAAAACGGTTAAGCTTATAACTCAGCTGATCCAGCCATGTGGTGGCTTTGCTCGCGAAGTCCTTAAAAGCGTTTTTTGCCGTGTTGATAGGCTCCGTCAGGCCGGTGATCGCGCCTGCGAGACCAATCCAGCCGTCCGTTTTGTAAGCTTCCTGTGCTGCGACGAGCATGTTGTTCAGATTGCCGATTACAACGCCGATGCCGCTGGATAAATCGCCGGTCAGCAATCCCGCCAGCTGCTTCACATTGTCCTTCAGGGTAGACACGCGGCCATTCATGGTCTGGCTCTGGGTGTCCATGCTGTTGTAGTAACGCCCGCCCTCTTCGGAAGCGGCCTGCAAAGCCTGCGTCAGCAGATCATAACTGATGGTCATCTTCTGCACTTCGGCGGTGGACTTGCCTGTGTAGTCGGCCAGAATGCCGTATACGTCGATGCCGGCATAAGCAAACTGCTTGATATCAGCCGTTGTAGCCTTGCCGGTGTTGGCGATCTGCTGCAGGTTCTGGGACATGCGGTTCAGCTCGTCGTTGCCGCCACCGGTCGCAGAGACCGCGTCGCCCAGTGCCATGACGGTATCGCGGGCATAGGAAGCGTTCTCGCCTGCAGAGATCAGGTACTGGTTCGCCTTTGTCAGGGACTCGACATCAAACGGGGTTTTTGCCGCGTCTTCCTGGATCTGGCTCATGACCTGCTGCGCCGCTTCCGCGCTGCCCAACATATTGGTAAAGCCGGTGGTGTATTTCTCGATCTGGGCGTTGTACTCGATGCCGGAAGAGATGAATCCCTCTGCGGCACTGAGTGCAGCGGAGCCGAGCTTCGAGAAAATGCCCGCCATGATCGTGCCCTGCGCAATGGCACCGGCCAGAGACTTACCGGACGCTTTATCCGTGGAGTTGGCAAAGCCCTCCATGCCGTTGTTTGCAGCTTTCAGCGCGGTCGTGGTTGCCCTGAGCTGCGCTTCTGCCTGCGCCAACATGGTCTTGAGATTTTTGGTCTCAGAGGACGCTTTGCCGGTCTTGCCCACCGACTCGTTGTAACGCCTGGTCAGCTCCACTACGGCCTTTGCGGCCTTGCTGTACTCTCCTGACAGCGAAGAAACGGTCTTTTTCGTCTCGGATTGCACATTTTGGATGCCCTGCCGGTAGGCGCTGTCGTCCAGCCCGAGGGTGGCGCTCAATTCAAAAAGTTTCAGGTTCCATCACCCCCTCCGCACAGCTCTTCAAGAGCCTTGCTGTTTTCTTCCGTGATCTCCGCCGCAGACCGCTTGTCGATCTGCTTTACATAAAGTGGGAATGTATACGAAGCAACGTAGGAATAAAGAGCGTCAGCTCCTGCAAGACCGCCAACGGCATCTGCTACGCAATTGCGGTAGAATTGAACTTCATCGTGGTTTCTGATTTCTTTTTTGATGTGGTCGAGGATATAGGACTTGCCGAAAAGTTCCAGCAAATCCAGACGAATGGTTGAGACCATCCGTTTATATCCTTCCACGCCGATCACATCAAGGATCTCAAAAAAGCCATGAAATCGTCATCAGACAGCGCGCGGGACATTGCTGCAACGAGCTTTCTGGTGGGCGGAAGCTCTTCGCCCTTATCCAGCACCACAAAGAGCGGCAGGACCTTTTCGGTCATGTCTGCGTGCTCTTCGTAGATCATGCGCATCATTTCTTCCGCATTTTTCGCGCCCTGTTCTGCGATCTTCTTGGCCTTCTCCTCCGGGGTTTCGTTGCCAGTCAGCGGCGCAAGCTGAGTTGCCGCCGCCACCGCGCCCGTGTCAACAAGGCACTGCTTGTATGCCTTTGCCAGCTTATAAGTTTTTGCAAGGTACTCCTTGCCTTCCAGATCAATGATTTCCTTCATGTCTTTCCTCCTTACATCAGGACGCGGCCTTTGTGATAGAGTAGAACTCCATCGGGGCCTGTTCGGGGTTCTCAAGGTCTGCAAAAGCGGTCAGCGTGATCTGCATCGAGCCGCCGCCGCGATGCTCAGACTTCAGGCTCAGGCCGCCGGTGGACATGGCATTATAAAGCTTGACCGCGATAAAGCCGCCGCCGATCATGGGGCCGACCCACCAAATGGGCTTGAAATCCGTCAAAGCGGTTTTCAGGCGTGCAACCACGTGGGTGGGGTCTTCCGGGTCGATGTCCGCAGTGCCAATAGCGAGCTGGATGCTCTTAGGGTCTGCGTTGGGGGTCGTGTAAGAGATGGTTGCGGTGGTTCCGGTGACTTCCACGCCCTGCTTTGTATTGGTGGGGGCGTTGTCGATTTCGGAAAGAGTATCCTCGGTGGAGTTCTGGTAGGTGATAGTCACGCCGCCCTGTGTGGCGTGGATGACGTTTGTTTCATCGATTTTCGGGGCCTCAAGCGAGAAATCGGACAAAATATTGCCAGAACCCTTCGGGATGCTTTTAAAAGCATCTGCCGTCAAAACATTGACGTTAAACTTCTTTGCTAAAGTTTCAGCCATATTGCTCCTTTACTCACGGTATAAGCCGTGTAAGTTCAAAAATAAGAAATTCGCACAGATACCCTTCAGGCGTGTTGTTGAGTGGCTGCGCCCAATCTTTATCGTCTTTGTCCAAAAGAACAGCGCCGCCCTCGCACTCGATTTTTAAGCCACCTCTTGGGATGGCCGCGCTGATCGTATCCTCGGTTTGCAGGATGGGGGCTCTGCCGCCCTTGCTGGGGTACCACAGCCGGGCGTGGAAGGATGCCGTTTCGTTCCACCCGCCGGGGATGGTGGGCTTGTAGGTCAGATAGGGCAGTGAAGCGGCAGGAGGAATGTTATCTTCCAGATAACCCTGGATGCCAAAGCCGTTGAAAAAAGCGTTCAGCGCCCGGTTGATGCTCTCAGACGGCCCCATTACGGCAGCACCGCCTTTTTGCACTTGACGGCCCGCAGCCCCATGCCGGATTCCGGCGGGGCTTTGCCCTCATCTGCCGTGCTGGTGATCTGGAAGGTCTGGCCGTCGCTCACCCGCTTGATGTAGTCCGGGAAAGCCAGCGGCACGCCCGTGTTGACAAGCAGGGTATAGGTGGAGGCGGTGTCAGCCTGCTCTGCCACCTGAGCTTCCACGGTGGTGTCGTGGCGCTCCACGGCCTCAAACTCGGGGCCGTCCTGCCAGCCGGACACAAAGCCGCCCACGCCGTCCGGCTCATAGCTGCGGGTCTGAAAACTGTATTTTTTGGTGAAGCCCTGCATCACGGTGGATGCAGTGAACGGATTGACCATGTCACATCTTCCTCCAATGATTGATCTCGGATTTATAGCGGGTCTTTCCATCTGCAGGCAGGCCGTCCGTGCCTGTAGCCATCGTGCCGGACCACCCGGCAAAGGACTGGGACACATACACGCCGCCGGACGGGAGCGCCTTGTCGTATGCGTCGATCTTTTCAGCCAGCGCCACGAAGTCAGGCGGCACGCGCATGGGCTGCACCGTCCCGGTGAAGGTCTCGGCGGTCAGATCGCCGTCCCCGGCCTTGTGCACGCCATCGTTGAAGATGGATCCGCACACGAGGAAATACTGCCCCGGCACTACCCCGGCAGGCACAGTGTCCGGCTCAAAGGAAAACTCCCCGGCAACGGGGTCGTCCGCCCGGTCAAAAAAATTGTGCGTGTAAACGCACAGCTCGGGGACGTTCATGCAAAGTCACCTCTTCTCAGCGCCCGGTGGATTCAGAGGCGGCCACAGTGGGCTCGGTGTTGGACGTGCCGACGGTCACGACTGCGATGCCGTCCAGATACTCTGCCCACAGCTTCATGCCCATGATGGCATAGTTGGTAGTGGTGGCGTTCTTGTAGTTGTACTCGGTATGGTAGCCCAGCAGGTTGGTCTCGCCGGAAACGGTGTAGTTTGCGCCCATGGTGGCATAGTCCCGGTCAGCAGGATCAACGTAGTACAGGTCGATGTTCTCCACGGGGATGGCGATCACCTTCTTCTGCTCGATGTAAGCATCAGGCAGGAGGAAGAGGGTGCTGTAGCCGAGGAAGTTCTTGACGTAGTTCAGGCCGAACTCGGTCTGAACGGTGATCTCCTTGTCGCCCAGGTAGTCGTAAAAGTCCATGATGTTGGCAAAGCCCACGACCTCGGTCACGTCCAGATTGTCGTTGGCAAAGCGCTTCAGGACTGCGCCCTTTGCGATAGCCAGAGCACGCTGCCAGGTCTTCTGGGTGCCCACCAGCTTGCCGGTCTTGAGAAAGGTGTAAAAGTCGGTCAGAACTTTCTTCTGCAGCTCATTGCGGAACGCAGTATCGGTGCGCTCCACGGCCACAGTCGCGCCGTACTTGGTGACGGCTTCGATAGAAACGGCCTTTGCCCACTTGCCGAGCTCGATGTCGTCATAGGCCACAGGCTCGACCTTGGTCTTGGTCAGAGGGATGTCTTCGCCTTCACCCACGGCGGTGCCGCCCTGCAGGCCGCCGTCAACGGTGGCCTTGTAGGAGACCAGCTTGGTGCCGGGTGCCTTGCGGATGGGGCGCATGATGCCCAGAATGGTGCGCAGAGCGTCCCAATTCTTCTGGAACTGGGTAACAAAATCCACCTCGCGAATAGAGGTAGTGATCTGGGAAGCAGTGGTAAGATTTTCGGGTGCTGCCATGTGTTACTCCTTTGCTGCAAGCCCGAACGCTTCAGGGTTGGCCGCAATGGCCGCCTGCCGTTCGCTTGCGTCTTTGATGTTGATGATCTGCTCTTTGGTCATTTTGGAGCCGGTGTTGGTGGGCGGGGTGTCCACCTTTGCGCCAGTGGTCGTGGTTGTAGCCACAAAGTCGCCCCACACGTCTTTCTGGCTGTCCATGAACTTCTTTGCGTCCTTGACCTTGCCGTTCTCGTCCAGCTCCAAAGCGTCGATGTCCGCGCCGGTCATTTTTACAACGCGGTCAAAGTGCTTTTCCAGCACACCATTGTCCTTCAGCAGCTGCTTGTATGCCGCTGCTTTCGTGGCCCGGGTGTCCTTCTGGGTCTGCTGGGCCTTGTAGTCGGTCAGCGCCTTTTCAGCGGCTTCCTTGCCGCCGTTGGCTGCGTCGCGGTCCTTTTCGGCTTTGGCGAGGGCTGCGTTCTTCTCATCGAGCTGGTTCTGCAAAGTGTCCGTTTCCTCATGCAGCACGTCCAGAATTTTCTTGAGCTTGCCGCTGGTGTCGGTCGTTTCATCTTCCAGAATCGCCCGGAGAGTCTTGCGTTCGAGTGCCATGTGATAGTCCTTTCTGCCCTTGCTCGGGCTGCCATGCTTGGCAATAAGGTTTAATTTGCCGGACGTGCTGCCGGTGTGGTGCCGCTTGTGGGGCTTGAACCCACGGCCCCCGGATTAAAAGTCCGGTGCTCTACCATTGAGCGAAAACGGCATAAAAAAGCGGCTGACGCTGTGCGCCAACCGCTGAGTATTTAGTTTTTGCGTGCAACTTTGGTGATACATTCGACCGCCCAAAACTTCGCTTCCTGTAATTTTGTCATGCACAGACTTTTTTCTCGGCTTTCAGGAAGTGCGTCAAGCTGCGTTGCAAGCTCAAGGAAAAGGTCTTCTGCCTCGCAGTGCGCAGTTTTCACATCATCGGGCAGGAACTTTTCTTTTGGTGTTTTGAACATTTTCTCCAAATCCATGAATTACGCCTCCTTGTTTCCTTCCTCCACCGCGATTTCTCGCAGTTCTTCAATGTGATTTTCCACCGCCGGGCGGAGGAACGGGCGTGGGGCCATGCCCCGGGTAAAGTGCCACTTGCCGTTGAAGTCCTTCCAGACCCACGGCGTTTTGCGTCCGTTGCCCTTCTCGGCAAAGATGCCCGTGCCCAACTCCACATAGACGCTGTAAAAGAGATTGCTGCCGATGGTCACGGTCTTTTTTGCGAGGTCGAGGGCAAAGGTCAGGCTCTGCTTGAGCGCGCCGCCCACATAGCCCTCAATGCCCGTACTGTCTGCCGTGCCAGTAGGCACAAGCAACTGGGCGTAGTCCTGCACCTTCATGCCCCAGAGGGTCAGCACCCGCTCCGCCCATGAATCCAGAGCTTCATGCAGCCGCGGGGTGTTGTCGGTGAATTTGATGTCGTATTCAAATTTCATGGTTTACCGAACTCTCCACGTCTTGGAATTTTTTCTTGCGCGGTAGTAGGTCTTTCCCTCAAATGTCACTTCAAGTGCACCCCTGTCCATTGCAGAACCCAAAACGGAAGAAAGCGACTTTGTTTCAGCTGCCTTTTTGTTTGCGGTTGACTTTTTCTGCACATCTTTCATAAAAGAATTGACGTTTTGCCGTTTCTGTGCCGTGTTATCCGCTGCCTTTTGCACCTGATTCTGGTTAAACCTTGCAGGGCCGGAAACATATGGATTCGCAACCTTCGTCTGAGCCTTTAGCTGTTCCGTTGTCAGTTCATGCAATTTATCCAATGCCGCCGATTTTTCCTGCTGAGTAAGATTCGACTGTTGGATTTTCTTCACGTTCGCTTCATACTCGCGCTTTGTTGCGTCGCCAGCATCAAACAACGAAAAATCATTCGATCTTCTTACCAGCGTACTATCCAAACTTTTTGCTCCATTTGCGCCGCCGCCCGCTCTCGCTGAACTGCCCCCGGCTCTGCCGGATGCTCTACCACCGCCGCTCATCGTGACACCTCTCTCTCACTTCCGCATACTGCGGCTTGATTATTGTTGCGTTAAAGTCCATACCCGGTAATGGTTTGCCATACCAAAGAACTTGCGTGGGATTCAATCGCCGCATGGCTTCCTTGCACCCCATTGTGAAAAGGGTTGTAGCCAAACGCTCATTCATCAGCCCAACGGACGAAATGGAGATGATGGAGTTTCGCGGCTCTCCGTCAAAGCACCACTCGTAGCTTTCCGGCCACACCCATTCGATGGTGGGAATGACCTTGATACAGTGCATTTGCCAGTACGCTGCCAACCAGTGCCGTTTATAGGCGCTCCAAATCTGCACCGCTTCCGGGTGGTCTCGGAACATGGAAAAATCAGGGGAAAGCACCGCCCCGAATTGCTGCAAAAGCGGCACATACTTGTCAGGACTGCGCCAAACACGTTCAAACTGGTAATCATCACAATAAAAATGGACGCCTTTGCCCCCCCTATCTTTGGAAGACAGGGCATAGTTGAAAGGAATCCATTCCAGCTTGTCAATGCGGATGTCCGTTTCCGGCTTGATGATAGGGATATGGAACTTTCCTTCACCCGGAAAAATCATCTTTTCGGTGTTTTCCATCGGCAGAATCACGGTTCATCCCTTTCTTTCTCTTGCGTTCAAAATAAGTTTTCGGCCAATCGGGCCGGTTCGATACCTTTGCAGCCTTATTGGCCGCTTCGGCGAAATTTTTAGCGGTTCCACCGGCATTGTAAAATGCCTTTGCAAGCTTCTTGAAATTTTCGGCAGAATTCATTTTTTCTCCCTCTTTTTCTTTCGTTCTTCCGCCCACCACATTTGCTCTTTCTCTTTGCCGCCCTTGGATTTATACCACTCGGTGTAGTCCATGACGGGGGTTGTTCTTTTGACCCGCACCATGATAGGCCTGCCTTTTTCGTCCACCTTGCCGCTGTCCTCGACCACAGGCACGTTGTCGATTTGCCGTGCGTTCTGCCGGGGATACTTGCCCAGTGCAGAGGACAGCACACAGCGGCAGTGGTAGACCATCTCCGGCGCTGCGTTGGGGTCGCCTGGGCGCTGAATCTCGTAACCCATGACCTTGAACGGCTCGTCAAGCTCTGCCGTCTGCTGGTCAAGCAGGCGGTGCATCTCACGGGTGCGGTAGTCGTGGGTGGAGTTCCACCGCTTTTTGACCTCGATGCCCAAAGCCTGGGCGTTACGCATCTGCTGCAATGCCCCGGCGTTCTGGGCGCTGGTAAGGGCTGTGATGGCGTTGTTCATGGCCCAGTGGATCTCTGTATCAGCCATGCCGTTTACGGCCTGCACGGCGATGTCGTGGACGCTCTTGCCCTGCACGATGCCCTGCATGACGTAGCGGTTGAATACCCGGGCATCATAGGTGCGGTTGCTCTCGCTCTTGATGCGCTTGTTTGGCACCATGCGGGGGTTCTCTTTCAGCAGGAGTTTGACTGCTTCGGTGTTGTACAGGGTCAGACCGAACGTCACGCCTGCGGCCTGTTCCAGCTCGTAGAAAGCCCAGTTTGCGCCAAAGGAAAAGATATTGTATTGCTCGTCCCGGGCCAGCTTGTAGGCCGTCTCTTGGGCTGTGGTGCAGGTCTGCGTGATGCCGTCCAGCTTCTGGCGCATCAAATCGGACTGAAATACCTGATTTTGCAGCCAGATGCGGTAGTCGTCCTCGGTGATCTCGCCTGCATCCAGCTGCGCCCGCTTGTGCTCGTCCAATTGCTTATATTTTGTAAGGAACTCGGTCAGCTGCTCCTGCATCTCCCGGCGGGCAGTGCCATACACCCGGAGGATACGGCGGCGCAGGCGGTTCAGCTGGCGGGTAGAAATGCGGTCACGGTCAGTCATAAGTGCATCACAAGCTTTGCAACGTTAATGATAAACGAGCTTACCCCGCAGCCGAAGAAAAAGCCAAAAACTGCGGCGCAAATATCACGCTTCATCTGTTCCATCTTCGCCCTCCTCGTCCACGGTCTCCCGTGCTGCGCTCTCAGCCATCAGCGCGGCCTTGGCCTGCTCCTTTTGTTCCGGGGTCAGGTTGGGCAGCAGGTCAATGGCCACGTCCTGCCCGATGATCGGTGCCTCAGAAATCACCGTTGCGACCTGTTCAGCGGTGTTGGTGATCTTGCTGCGATTGAATGTCGGCATAGCGTTGTCAAAGCCAGCCAGTGCGCAGATCTGCCGGATGAACGGCTTGACCTGAGCCTCAAAGTCGTCTGCGTTCTGGTTCAGCGGCTCATAGGCTGCATCCAGATGGTCGTTGGTGCTGTCCGCGCTGACACAATGCACATCCAGACCGCCGAAGTCCTCATACACCCGGGTGTGGAGCAGCTCCAGCAGAGCCTGCCGGGCCGTCACAGGGATCTCGGTGGTGTAGGGGGTGATCTTGCCTCCCTCGCTGGTGTCTGCGCCTGCAATGTGGTACAGATTCAGCTTGACAAGGAACTCCTGCAGCTCGTCATCGGTCATGCCGTTGAAATTTTCGCACAGCCAGTAGATCTGCGAAAAGTCCTGCAAGTCGTTGCAGAAGCCGGACATCACCAAATCGGTGTTGTCAATGTAGGCTTTCAGGCCCACAAGGGTGCTCTGGTGCAGGTCGGAACCCCACAGCGGAACAATGGGCAGGGCGCTGTAGTTTTCGCCCTCTACGCTTTCCAGCCCGCCGCCGGGTGTGGTGACGGTCACGCTCTTGTATGCTCGCTTCGCCGTTGTCTCCCGCATCGTGCTGCCGATTTTGCTTTCCGTGTACTCGGTAAAGCCGTCCAACTCGTACAGGATATAGTGCATATCCGTGTCCGGGTTCAGCCGCCAGAAGCGCACACCTGCCTGCAAAAGGCCTGTCTTTTCGTCGTACAGGGGCGCGAACTCGGTCAGCTTGAAAACCACCAGATGGTCGTTGTTCCAGAATCCAAAGCTCTCGCCGTGGATCAGGGCGAAATATCCGGCCTTCTGAATCTGCTCGTCAAAATTCTGCCCCAGCCTGTCCTTGTCCACGCCATCGTCCGAAAAGACCACGCCGTTGCCGAGGGAGTAGGTCGCCCGCTGTTTGTTGAGCCGCCGGAAAAGATTGCTCTTGACCATATCGGGGTGTAGGATGTCCTGCTTGGTGTTTTTGGATAGGCGTTTCAGCATCAAAGCGTAAGCCTGTGCGAAGCGTTCAGCCCCCGGGTTTTTCTGTGCGTCGTACAGGTCGGCGTCCAGAGCCATTTTGTAGGGCCCGGAAGCGCAGTGCTGCTGCACGAACCGCCGGATGAAATCAGGCTGTTCCCCGGCGGCTTGCGCCTGCTGAAAAGTCTGGAATGTGTATACAGTGCTCAAAATCAATCCCTCAGTTTCACAAGGCGCTTTGTGCGCACGAAGTAGCGGATAGCGTCCATGCAGTGGTCGTTGACCTTCAGCACGGTGTCGTCTTTATCTGGATCCCAAGCGTACACACCAAACTCTTCCAGCGTGTGCTTGCAGTCTTTGTAAATCTTCAGTCGCCCGGTCTGCAGCATGGTCTGCACGTCCAGAATGCCGCTCAGAACATCGTTGTTTGCGGGGGTCTGTGTGAATCCGTTCTTGCGCAGCTCTGTAATCAGGGGCAGGGCAGAGGGGTCAACGATGATCCTCTCCGGCTTGAGCCCGGTCAGCCACGCCTTGAGGTCTGTGACGTACTCGCCCACGGTCTTTTGCCGCTTCTGTTCCCGGCCGCTGTAGTAGTACTCCCGGGTGACGATCCAGCAGTCTGCATCTGCCTGCTTCTGGAACAGCAAAAAAACCGTTGCGTTCTGGGTGCCAAAGTCGCACGCCACATAGGCACTCTTTGGAGACAGCGCCGGCAGCACATCAACAACGTGCTTCTTGCGGTCGAACATGTCATATACAAGGCCCTCGGCCACCGTCCACAGGCCCAGAATGTAGCGCTGATAGAAAACGCCGCTGTACTGGCTGCGGTATCTGGCCTTGATGTCCTCGGAAAGTGACAGGTTGTCGTCCATCGTGAAATGGAGATACATCATCTTGCGGGAACGGCACTTGCGCACCCACTCGAGATAAAACCAGTGCTGCGGGCTGCCCGGGTTGCAGTTGAACCAAAACTTCGACCCGGTGACAGAACAGCGGGCCGTGGCCTGATTGACGAAGCTCTGCGGCATCAGGGCCGCCTCGTCAAAGAATGCCCCTGCAAGGGTGATACCCTGGATCAGATCCTGACTGCTCTCGTCCTTGCCGCCGAAAAAGTAAAATTCGTTAACTTTGCCGCCCTTGCTGACGGTCATGCAGTTTTCGGCGCGGTGCTCCTTGACGTTGTAGCCACGGGCTGCAAGCTGCTGCTTGAGCGTCCCAAGCACGTTGCGCCGGAAGCTGGCAATGGTCTTGCCACACATGGCAAACTGCTGGCCGCTGTAGCAGGTCATAGCCCACTGGACGAACGAAAAGCTCATGGCAAAGGTCTTACCCGAGCGGATAGCGCCGTCTGCAATGATGCCGTTGTAACCGCTGTATGCGCTCTGCGGTGTCCACCAGCTCAAGACCTGCTTTTGCCGCTGGCTGAGGGCTTTCCAGCGAAAACCGTTACTTTTCCGCATGGTCGTCCTCTTCCTCTGGCAGCATCTCCACGTCATCCGGCGGGCTGATGTCTGCGGCAGCGCTCAGGGCCTCAAGCAGGCCATCGTCCGGGGCTTCTATGCTGCTCTGGTCTCCCAGCATAGCAAACTTGTCCACGATGGTTCCAAAAGCCGTGGACAGCTGCGGCAGCGTCGCTTCTGCGATTTTGTCAGGGTCTGCCATCGCCTGAAGGTACAGCCCAAGAAGATCCTGTGCTTCCCCGCGCTTGCTGCCTAAGTAGGAAAGCATGTCCTGCGAATTTTCCCGCTTTTTTTGTGCACACAAACGCGCACTCTCCGGGTCTTCCTTCACGACTTTCTTAACCGTCGCGTCTGAGACATCGTTCAACTTTGCAGCGGCGCGGTAGCTTTGGAGTTGCACATAGTCAGCAACGATCTTCTTTTTTTGCTTATCTGTCAGCCGCCGTGCGCCCACCGCCACCACCTCTCTAAACTCACGCAAAAGAAAAACCGCCCGGAAATCCGAACGGTCAGAATATCGAATGTGCCGCCAGCCGGATTCGAACCAGCACCCACGGGATGGATGTGCGCAGTGGTTGGCTGTGCAGTGATGTTCCCGTGGTGTCACCAACGTTGTCCCGCCTTAAATGGGCGGCGCTCTGCCAATTGAGCTATGACGGCATATAAGCAGCACCCGTGCATTCAGTTCGTTGGACAGGCGTCAAACGGTGGGCGCTGCTGCATCCGGAACTTTCGCGGCCGGATGCCCCGCTATTGCGCGGTCCCTTCATAGGGCACGCAAGCACTCCCGGCAGGGTTCGAACCTGCAACATGCGGTTTTGGAGACCGCTGCTCTACCGCTTGAGCTACCGGAGTATAAAAGCCGCCCTTGGAATCGAACCAGCCGCGTCACACGCGCCGCGCTCCAAACTGCGCTCAGGCGGCATATAAAAACAGCTCCGGTTCTCCGCCGGGGCTGTTGGTTGGCGCACATCCTGTCAGGAAAGCTACACCTTGGCAAGGATTCTAAGGCCTTTTCTTGGCACGGGAGGTTGCACGTGCGGCCTTGCGGGTTGTCTAGTCCATGCGCCATACGGTGCGATACGGCGGAATCGAACCGCCTCCTGTCTCTCATGAGCGGCAGGCTGCCTTTGTGTCAGTGTATCGCATAGAAGCAGCCCGCGAAACGTGAAGAGAGAGCAAAGCCCAGTGTCTGCAAGCAGAAAAGGAGGAAAATGCCAAGAAGGGACACATTTCGGAGGCTGCGTGGCAAGCGTCTCACCGCTTTCGGCGGTTCCGCTTATACCAATTTTACCACATCTCACATGTAACAACAATAACGACAACATGTAAGAAAATTACATAAATTGATGCCAAATCTGCGCAAGCTGCTTGCATCCATCCCGCACATACAAAGAAACGCGGTTTTCGTTTGGCAGGCCAAGGCTGCGGGCTACGACGATCTGCTTTTGGTTCTGGACGTAGTAGCCATACAAGCACGCCTGCATCATGTCACTGCTTTTGGTGCCCGCAATGTACTTGATTCGGCGCTTTGCTTCTATCCGCAAAACTTCGAGCTCGGCTTGCAGCTCTTGCATCTTGCGCTCGTTTTCGTCTGTTTCTTCGGCACAAAGCCCGATTTTGTCCCCGTGCCCGGATCCTCCGGGCATTCCGGTCATGCTGGCGGTGCACTTTGTGGCTTTGTCATGCGCCTGTCGGATGTCAAGCTGGATACGGTCAATTCGGTCGTCCATAGTCCGAAGCTGCTTAAACCACGACTTGACGGTGTGGTAGTCCACGCCGCCGTCCGGCTTTGGCGTGTCGGTGTCAGGTATCCATGTGCGGGTCATTGTTGCTCCTTTCTTCAAAATCGCAGCAATATTCGGGCGGATTTATGTATCCTTCGTCTTTTTCACCGCTCTGGCAGATATAGTGATATCCGGATTCTGACGCCCCAAATTTTTGCTTTAAGAATACGCACCGGTCGCAAAGGCAAGGTTTGTTGCGGTTGAGCCACCGCTTGAAATATTCAATTGGGTTGCCATCGCTAAGAACAAACCAGATGAAAAGCCCTGCAAGTGTTGCCATGAACAGCGTGCTTGCAACTTCAAATAGCATATCAAGCATTTTACTCCTCCATTTCTTCAATCTCAATTTCCACCCTTGGGTTCTTCCGGTCAAGCTCCACCCGGCTGCCATCGTGGGCGGCGACGATCCTGCTGTTGTCGTCCTCCAGCACCCGGGCTTTTACCAGAATGTCCGTGGTCGCCTCGATGAGGTTCGCCAGATCGACCCGGCGGGCGGTCTTCATGTAGTAAACGCACCTCACGTTCACGCGGGCAGAAATGGGGATGCGCGGCCTTTTGATTTGCCGCAGGCAGTCAGTCTCATAATCCACGTAGGCCTTGCTAGGGGCCACAAATGGGGCACCAGAGCGTGTGCGGAGGATCCGGGCAGAGTTCTTTTTGGTGCGCGGGTCGCCGTAGAGGGTCAGTCGCATCTGCCGTCCTCCACGTAGCACCAGCTTTGGGGCGGGTGTTCGATTCCGAATGCTTCTCCCCGGCAAATCAGCTTTTCTGCGTCCCATCTGCGGCAGGTGCAACAGTCTCCGCGATGCGTACAGGGTTGTATCGCCCAGAAATCTTTAAGTTTTACTGGCTTTTTGTAGAGTTTGAAGTTTGAAATATGCCAGCAGTACGCATCGCGGCAGTCAATCAGCTTCCGTCCTTTCCAGCCAGCATAAGCCTCTACCTGCTGCGGTGTAAGGCAGCTTCCCAAAATCCTTTCTTCGAGATTCCCTGGGATAGAGCTTGTAAGCGGAGTAATTCTATCGATATCGTTGCAGGTGAACTCGCCAATGACGCGCCCCCTTTTCCCTGGCCATCCGCCGTGGACCTTCGCGGACACGTCCCAGTTACGGTCGTCCGAATTAAACTCTTTACTCGCCGTCCGGGTGCAGTAGATATACACCCTGAACGGCGTTTCCAGCTTCGGGCGGGTCTTGCGCACCTCAATGGTCTTTTGCCCCCGAATGATGAGGTCGCACCATTCAGGCCGAATGCTCATCAAGATAGCCTTCATTTTTTCACCATCCCTTCCATTGCCAGCTGCTCGCACTGCTTTTCAGCTTCCCGGCGCTGCTGGTCATACTCAAACAGCATATCTGCGTACTCATTGCCCACCCGGCGGATGGCCGTTTCCAGCATCTCCGTCACAAGGTCGTGGTACTTGTCTGCGCCCTTGCGGCTGTTTCTGGCAGCTTCCCGGGCTTCCCACAGGTCGGTGAGCTTGTCCCGCCTGTCGGCGGTGATCTCGCCATAGCCGTAGGCATCCTGAATCTGCTCCATGCTTTCCCAGTCTTCCAGTTCAGCAAAGGGGTCGGCTTCAGCCTTTGCCATGCTGCGAGCTTTGGTCTTTTTCTTGACGTACCGGGTCAGACCGTCCTGCATCACGACGCGGGCGTCGTCCATCGCCTTGCGGATGGCCTTGACTTCCCGCTCTCTTTTGAGCTGGTCGGGCTGGCTGGCCCACTCGGCCATCAGATCGGATTTTGTTTTCGGTTTCATCTGCTTACCCCCACTGTTCAGCCATTGCTTTTGCAACGCCTGGCGCTGTTTTGCTTCTGGCTTTTGCCCGGCCCTCTTGGCCGTTTTGCGTCCCGCGTATGCCTTCGCACCAGCTGATTTTCTTGTGCCTTTCCCCATTTGAGACGTACACGGGCTCTGGCGGTGGAAAGTCGTTTTTCCGCTCCAGAGGCGGCAAGTTTTTCAGCCAAAGGCAAGTGCGCTTTGTGTGATAGTTTTCCGCGTCCTCTTCGCTTTCGGCAAAGTAGTACGGATGAATGATCTGGTCGGCTTTTCTGTACGCTGTGTTCATGATGCCCACAGGGTTCTCAACTGCAATTTTGGGGACGTCTGCCAGCATAAACTGCATAAAGAAAATTGCAGCTTTTACACGCTCTGCCCACCGGGCAACAACCTTTTCGGCCGGTGTGACCCGCAAGCTGAATGAGCGCGTTGCTGCATTGCTCAGATACGTGCAGGGCGGGTGTGCAATGAGCAAATCCCACTTGCCAACGTCATGCGTTACGCCGTCCATCGTCACGACTTGCCCCCCCCCAGAGCCTTGATCGCATCTCCGAGAATATGCCACTCTGGATGCCCGCCGGACGGCTCCTGAATATCGCAGGAGTAGGCTTCATGCCCACGGGCGCGAAACGCCTTGCATACTTCCTGCGATTCCTCGCAGGCAATCAGCACTTTCACCGTTTTCTTCCTCCCATCCATCCTTCTTTGTCGAAATCGTTGCGGCTGATCCGCTCCGCCGCGTGGTTCCCGTTGGTGTAGATGCGCTGTGCCTTCAGCTGGCGCTTGTACTCTGCGTACCGTGGGCAGCTGTCGTGGCAGATCGGGTGCCGGTCGGGACAGTGAAAGCAGGGTTCAAGTTTTACCATCGGTCTGAGCATCCTCCATCTTTGCACCGCACTGCGGGCAATATTTATAGCCATTTTCCATTGGAGTCCCGTCATACATGATGATGCTGTCTTTGCAGTTGGAGCAAGTCCAAACGATAGGATCACCAACGGCATCTTCGTCCATGTTCCAGTGCGCCACAGGCCGCAGGACGTCCGGGACGACTGCCGGTTCATCTTCCAGCACATCTATCGCGTCCATGATCTGACACGCGCGGCATCTTACGCCGTTGTAATTTTCGCAGCCACAGCAATATGCCGCTTTGATTTTTGCGATGGCTTTTTCGCGGTCGATAAATTCGCTAAATTCGCTCATTTTTCAATCTCCCTTTCTTTGTTTTCGCAGGCGTTCCCGGCTGTGTGCCATGAGCTCCGGGCTTAAAACGCCATTCCCGGACGGCTGTGCCCTGTCTACGCGGTTGCCTTTTGCCCGGCTTCCGCCGATTGGGCAGAGCTGGTTATACTCCGCAGCGGTCTTGCAGCCCAGTCTTTCCGCTTCTCCCAGTGCCTTGCGAACATACGCCCAGCTGCTGCCGCCCAGATCTGCGCACTTGTCTATGACCGCATACACAAGATCTGCATCCATGCGCTCTATGTATCCGGTCAGTTCTTTTTCTCCGGTCTTGCTCAGCTTGCCGACGTTATCCCGAAAAAAATCCACCAGATATTTCGTCGTCTTCGTCCCTGTATAGGAGGAGTCATCTTTAGATGACGACGACTTATCTATATCTAATATCTTATATCTAATATCTGTATGGACATTTTTGCGGACATCTGCGTGGACATCCTGTGGACATTGTCCACAGTGTTCTGCTTCAATTTGACGCTGGTTCGTTCTTTGCAACTTTTTTTGTGCTGCATAATCGGTCTCGCTTCCGACCATTTCAGAGTGGTTTGCAAGCACCAGCGTGCCGTCTTTTTCCTGATAAATCAGCCCAAGTTTCGCGTAAAGTCCCAGTGCAACGCGTACCGTATCGGTAGAAAACCACTTAGTATCGCGCTGAATCTTGTCCACGTCATAGGGGATGATCACTTCGCCGATCTGCCGCGAAAGCCTGCCGTTGGTGTTGATAGTCATAAGGCAGAGCATCTGGTACAGCACCACATAGTTTGCGCCGTTCTTCTGCCCCATGAGAAAATCCACCGCATCAGACCGCATAAAGCTGTCTTTGAGTTTCAACCAGTAGTATCTTTTTCCGGTAGCCGTATGCTTTCACCTCCTTTGCACGCCCGTATAGCCAGATAGCACAGCTTGCGAAATCAGAAGGGAAAATCTCCATCGTCCGGGATCGTGGCAAAGTCGTCCATCTTTCCCTGATCATACGCGGGAGCCGCCTGCGTGGCGCTGTGCGCGGCGTTTGCTTCCCGCACATGATTTGCCGTCTGCTGCTCGTAGGACGCTGTGGCAGGCTTGTCTGCCGCCTTGGAGCCTGCAAAGCTCACATTGCTGGTCACGACCTCCACGGCGGTGCGGTTGTTGTCGTTCTTATCCTGATACTGGCGGGTCTGAAGACTGCCTTCAATGGCAATCAGGCTGCCCTTCTGGAAATACTTGCACACAAACTCGGCCTGTGCACGCCATGCCACGATATCGATAAAGTCCGCCTGCCGCTGCTCGCCCTGCCGGGCAAAGTTGCGGTCACAGGCAATGCGGAAGCTGCACACACTGGTGCCCTGCTGGGTGGTTTTGAGCTCCGGGTCGGCAACCAACCGGCCCATGATCGCTACAACGTTAAGCATGCTCTAATCCTTTCTCTTCTTTGGGCTGCTTTTTGGCGCATTCCATGCAAAGAATACGCCCGTATTTCTTTTGGCTGCGCTCGCTTGCCTGCTCTGCACTAACTTTGCTGCCCTGATATGTAAAGCCGGTGATCTTCTTCCCACAGCAGGAACAAACTGGTGCAGGAGCAGCGGGAAGCGGATCATATTTGGTTTTATCGGCGTTCCAGTACACATCTGCACCGATGCCCAAAGCCTTGCAGGCCACGCTCTGAGCGTCCGTGTAGGCCTTTTTGTAAGCGTCATCGTCCGTACGAAGTCCATCACGCTCCATCGTTACAAGGGTAGAGCCACCAACGCCGGGAATGGGGGCGCTCCATGCCTGTCCATCGTCCTGCCGGACGTACAGGCAAGTGAAGCAGTGCACCACGATCTCACCCTTTGCGCCTTGCTTTTCCTCAAAAACAGGCGGATCGAACTTCCAACCGGTACCTGCCGGGCCAAACAGCTCTGTCAGCTTCTTGATGCGCCACATGGGGTTAATATCGGTTTTCCCCTTCAGGCGACCCGCAACGATGGCTTTCTGGGCCTCTTCGGGAACCTCGCGGCACCGGTTATAGATTTCAAGATTCTCCATGATGATGTGTCACCTCCGACCACCCATGCATGCGGCAGCGGTTTTTCAGCGCCGCATGAGATGCGCTGTAAGCAGCTTCTGCCGTGAATGCCATCCCTTTTGCAAATCCGAATTGGTCTGACTGTGCCAAAATAACCTCCAGCGCGTACAGCGCAGCGCCCAGAGCTCCGGCGGCGTCGGTGCAAGCCTTCACGCGGTCGATGGGAATCGTGCCGAGATAGTCTTCTCCCGGGTGGGCCCTCATCCATGCCATGTCCCCAGCGACAGCTTTCTGGACTTTGCCAAGATCGCTGCAGGCGGCCCCGATGTCCGCAACTGCCTGCAGCGCCATGTCCAGCTGCCATTCCGGTACATTGGCCGCGTAGTTCAGGCAAATCTGTTTTTTTTCATCACACTGCATAAAAATTCACCTCGAATACACCTTGCGACGTTTCTCGTCAATCACGTTATAGATCCGACTGGGCGTTTCAGCCGCAAGCTGATCTGCATATTTCTGGCCCTCCAACACGCTCCTGACGGGAATTTCGTTGATAAACCGCCCGTCGGCTCCGCAAATTTCGACCGCACACATCCTTATCGCCTCCTGTTCCGTCGCCAACCAAGGAAGATGTATCCGAGGTTCAGCAACGAAGCAATATAAAAAATCGTTTTCACAAAAACCTCCTTGAACTTTGTTGTAAACAGTGCTATTTTTGTGGTGATGGGCGGCGAAACTCATCACCCTTTGGGCTTGTCCGTGTTGGCGCACGGGCAGGCTCTTCTTTTTTGCGGCGTATCGGCGGCAGACTGTCCACCTCATCACGTCGGATACGCTCTTTCTCGAAAATGTACTTGCGAGCCCGACGCCTGCCGTTGCGGCTGTGGCTGCTCGCAGACGCAAAGCTGTTTGCACTTTTGTAACCCAGCCGTCTGGCACACATCTCAGACGTACCGCTGGCAATCAGGTCTCCGGTCTTGGCATCGTACACGGTGTACCACATGACATGGTAGACAGTGTCAGGCATACGTGATCTCCCCGGACTCCTCTTGCAACATCTCCCGCACGTTGTCCATTTCTTCGGCGCACATCTCCCAGCCGTTTGCCCGTGCGGAGTATCCGGCCCGGACAACAATGTCATCCGAGGCTTCGGCTTCTCGCTTGCAGCGTTCGGCAAGCCGCGTGTAGGATTTGACTTTGACCTAAACATACTCTTTGGCCGTCATCATGCCCCACGCTCCTGATTCTCCGGATACTCCGGGTTGCGGGCGTGGGTGCGGTTGATCTTGCCGTACTTGCGCCGTTTTGCGGCTCTCTCCCTGTCCTCTGCGGCAAAGCCCAGACGAGCCAGCAGAACAGCGGCCAAAATCAGCACCAGCGACACCGCAAACAGTGTGCTGGAGATGTATCCGGTGGTCTGCGCGGTGCCCTCTGCGCCCATAGCTGCGCCCATTCCAATGCCGCCAAAAATGACAGCCAGCCAATAGTAAGTAGTGGATTTGAGTTTCATTCTTTCGGGTCTTCCTTTGTGTAAACCTTTTCGAGCTTGTAAAAGTCTTTCACCCATGCCATAAATCCGGCACGAGAGATCAGCGGGGCGGCGCTCTTTGTGTCAATAGACGGCACCGCCCATGCCGGGAAGCTGCCGGCCTGAATCATACCGGTAAAGATCGGCTCGCTCACCGAAATGTTATTGTCCCGCATGATCTGGCAGCACTCTGCAATTCCCATGCTCTTCTTCACTGCCACACTCCTCCTTTTTTCCTCTCAGCTGCCGCTTCAGCCGGATGTGCTCCAACCGTTCCGGCTGCCTTGCATCCCAGCGCTGTTCAAGCCAGCGCTTGTTGTAGTGCTTCTTCACGGCTTCCACTCCACAAACTCGCCATTTTTGAGGGTATAGTAAACGTTTTCTCTGATGGCAGAACCGTCCACGCGGGCCATTTTGGCACAGATCATGTGGCCGTCATCATCGTACTCGGTCAGCACCAGATAGCAGCCCAGTGCGCCGCGCGCCTTACCGCAAGCACCGTTTACAACGGCAATGCTATCTTTTCCGTCTGCTTTTGCGCTGCAATAAGCCCCAGTGGCTGCCGCCGTGCTGGAATCGCCGCTGGAACCCGCCGTGCTGTAATATCCGCTGGAACCCGCCGTGCTGCAACGTCCGCTGGAACCCGCCGTGCTGGAATCGCCGCTGGAAAAAGGTTCTTTGCCCTTCACCCGATTAAAAACGGCATTCACCGTAGCTTTTACCAGCCCTGCAAAATTCACCTCGCCTTTCACCGTCAGCTCAGTGCAGGCCAGTTTACTGTCCTCTTCGCTTTTATCCACGTTCCCGCCGCACTCGACCTCAAAAAAGCGCGGGCTATCCTTCAACGGGTAGTAGCGCAGCACATCCATCGGGTTCTCGCAAGCGTGCATACCAGCGTGGCAGCAGTCGGCCTTGTCCTCATGGTAGGTCTTGCCCACCTCGTACTGCTTGCCACGGCACTGCATATTTTTGTCCATGGCCTTATATGCGATGATCTTTTCACTCATGGGCGTCCTCCTTTCTATCAATGCCGCAGCACAACATTTGACGAATGAACCAGATAGGTCACACCGTCAATTTTCACTTGCAGCTGGTCGCCCTCGTAATCGTCCCAACTATTCAGCTTGCCCTCGACAATCGTTCCGTCGGGCATTTTCAGCTGTGCCCAGTTGTATTCATAAGTCAAATCGATGACCTGCTTATTGCATCCGGCCATCAGCAAAGCGCTTGCCAATACGGACGCTACGCCAACAATAATTTTTTTCATGCTTGCTCCTCCTTTACCGTTCATGCAGTTCAGCGTCATGTTACGCACCCCTTTCAAACGCGGTCTGCTCTGGTTGCTCCTCGACAGCGGGAAGCTCGTTCAGCCTGTCCATACGGACACTGTGTGCCGCAGCCAGCTTCTTGGTGGCGTTGATAAACGCAGACATGAGCTTTTTGTCCTTGCTGTCCGCAATGATATCCAACGCATTGAGCTTGCGGACGTAAGTAGGGGACATGCCCTGCGCAGCGGCGCTCTTTTTGCGATTCTCCAGACGGCGGCGAACGAAGAAACCATTGCGCTCCATTTCGGTGTAAACCTCGTTCCAGGCTTCTTCATAGGCTTTGCCGCCGCCAAGTTTCCGGGCAACTGCCTGAATCGCATGCCCGCAAGCTGTGCGCCAGTCACCATTGACATCCGTGGTCATTACTTCCTTCATGGTGTCCATGCTCTCGGTCAGCTGCTCAATGGCTTTGTCGTGGCGCTGCTGGGTGGAGTACATCTGCTTCATGCTGTTCAGCAAGCCCTCCACCATTGCCAGCTCCGGCGGCAAGTTCGGGTCTGCCTGCACGATCGAGTAGCTGCCGGTCTTGCGGATGCTGGGGATGATCTCGTCTGCCACCAGCGCCTGAAACTTCTCGGCGGTCTCGTTCTTCGCCTTCATGGCCAGCCGGTAAAAGATGTTTTCGGGGATGTAGTCGGGAAGATGGCCATCGCAACTTGTTGCAATGCCAAAATCCTCAAGATACTTGCGGACTCTTGCCCATCGAACAATCTCATTGCCACTTGTGGCAACGGTCGTAAAACCCAGTCCCCTGGCCACATCTTCAAGCCGAAGATATGCGGTGCCGTCCCGCTCATAGCAGGACACGCCAGAAATCAAAACCGGGGCCAAATTTTCATTTGTCATGTTTTCACTCCTTTTAATAAAATGTCTTCTCTTTGCCATGCCATCGCTGCGCAACTCTCGGCATTTCTTCTCTCTTCCATGCCAATGCATCCGAAGCAAAACCTTGCCGCTGCGGCGCTGGCCCTTTCGTCGCCTTTCCGTTGCCGGTCGTATCCTGTCGATGCCACGCCCTTGCTGTTCCTCACATTTCTTCGCTTCGCCATTCCATTGCCGAGCTGTCAACGCTTTGCCTTTGCTTCTCGGTGCCGTTCCATGCCTTGCTCAGCCTCTCCATGCTCTGCCTTTGCTTTGCACCGCCGTGCCTTGCCTTCGCCTTGCCTGTCTGTGCTTCTCAGTGCCGCTGCTCCGCCGTGCTCTGCCACTGCGCTGCACCAGGCCTCACGATGCATTGCCACTGCACAGCAGTTCACCTCATAGCCTTTGCTTTGCACCGCCGTGCCTTGCCATTTCCAAGCTAGGCCGTGCCGGGCTGTGCCTTTGCTGTTCCGTGCCATGCTCATCATCGCCATCGCTAGGCCAGTCCACGCGCATCAATGCCCTTGCGGCTCGTAACCACTCACAGCCTTGCCATTGCCACGCCTCGAGCTGCACCGCCTCCGCGAATCAGGGCCGTCAATGCCATGCCCTTGCGCTCAGTCCTTCACCTCATAGGCGATGTAAGTAAACCGGCCCTTTCCGCTGTTGCGCCACTGGCCGATGCCGCGCAGAATGCCATAATCCAGCCACTCGCGCACAACCTTTTCGTGGCTGTCGTCAAGGAGGATCACGTCAAACTCGTAGGTGCTGCCCGCCGGGATTTCCTCACTGTTGGCAAGGCTCACGCGCTCGCCCTGTGCGGTCTGGGCACGCAGCGGACGCTGGCAGTCGCCGATCTTTCCGTTTGTCCGAATCGGAATCATGCGGGGCTGAATGAAGATCAGGCCGTCAATGACCTTCTTATAAGCGGTCAGCTTGCCGCTTTCGTTCACGGCCTTCTTCTTGCCAGCCTCGGTTTTGCCACCGATACGGCCCAGCATGCCGCAGGAGTCCTTGAAGAACCCCTTGATCTGGTAATCGTAGAAGATCGGATTGCCGTCCGGGTCACGCGGGAAAACGGTCATGCCCTTGTCAGCTACCGCATCGGGGCCAAGAGCCGCCACTTCATCCTCGATAGTTGCAGCATCCGGCGACTTGCTGGCGATGAACTCCCGGGCCACATTGGGGTTTGCGGGCCAGGTGCCCAGCACCGGCTCAATAAACGTAGCTTTCACATGCAGTTTTTTCATCTTTGTAACCTCCAAAATAAGTTTGTATCCTTACGCCACACCGTTGGTTTCGGTCTGGCGGTCGTTCTTACGCACCGCAGCCATGCCCATGCCCATCCAGAGCAGGGTCTGCTTGTCCCGGGGATCCAGCGAGTCAAACAGCTCGTTGACCAGGGCGTCCGCAGCGTGGGCCCCGTCAATGGGGATGCTGTACCGCTCTGCAGCCAGATCGGTGCGGTTCTTCTTTGCCTTTGCCATAAAATCAACTCCTTCTGTGGTTGGCACCCACGACCTTGCCCGGCTGGCTGCCGGGTGGTTTCGACCCTTGCCACAGGGTCATCATCAGGTGGGTCAATAGATTTCCCTCTCAAGCCTTAAACTCCGGGCACACAGTGCCGCGGAAGTGGGTGAGGCGGATCGCGTGCTTCAGCTCCTTCTCACTCATGTAAGCGGTCTGAAGCTGGCAGACGAACTTAATCGCCCACCACAGGCCCTGCACGGTCTGGCGATCGAGCACCGCACGGCGCTCGGCGTCGGTCTGGGCGGCGTTGTACCGCTTGAGGGTGTTATTGCAGTCTGCGGCGAAGTTTGCCGGGATGTTAATAGAAAGTGCATTCATGTTTTTGTCCTCCCGTGTGTTTGTACTTCTTAGCTTGGCTATATTATAGCATAGCCAAGCTATCATGTCAACACTTTTTTCTTCGCTCAGCTAATTTTTTCTATTGACACTGCCTTGTGCTTGCTGTATAATAAAGGCGCAAGGAGGCGTCGCCAATGAACACTCGAATTGAGCAAATCATTGCAGCGCTTAATATCTGTCTCTTATACACATCTGACGCTGCCGACG